GATTCTGCATGATACCCAATGGAGGGTTGATAGTGTTGATTGCAGTTGAACCAGTTACGCGAAACACTTCTCCCATACGTGGGGTAATCGTTGCAGCAGATGCTACAGGAGAACCCTCTACAACTTTACTAACTGAACCTGGAATCATCTCAGTCCTCCTCCACCTTCGAGATGATAGGGGGTGGATAACTGACCCTACATATCAGGGATAATATGTAGTCCCAGCATCAATTATCCACCCGCCCAACTAACCCACAGGAACGTACTTCGCAGTGTTCGGGTTGTACACAAGCAACATCACCTCACCAACTACTGACGCCTTGGCAGTGAGAATGTTACCTGTAGCAACTACACCCGCTGTGCCCGCAAACTGGAGTGCGAGCATGTGTGCATGAGTGACAGGAGGCGTAATCGTAGCGATTGCCGTATTGCCAGTCAGCACGGTGAGGAAGGTGTTTGGAGCAACAGTAGCAGCGGATACAAGAGTACCCGGAGCACTATTGTTCACAGGAGAGATTGCAGCCCAATCTGATGCTGTAAGTGGCATTGTTCCTCCTAATATCCGACTGGAACAGCCAGATTGTCAATGTAGGAACATGCAGCAGGATTGGATACAAACGTCTGCATCCCCACAACCATGTAGAAGATTTCCGCTGCGGCTACGCCACCAGACGCACCGCGAATCTCGAAAATCTTACGTCCATCAGTCGTGTAGAATCCAATGGGGAGAATCTCACCACGGCCCCACACTTCATCGACAACGAAGTCGATACGAGTTTTATCCCAGTTGAAAGAAGGTGTACAACCAGCACCAGCCAACTGCATGTTGGTGCCGAAATACATGTTGAGTCCTTCTTCTTTCGGCATCTTCTGGATGATGGACACCAACTGTCCAATTTCCTCGTATGCCTGAATCTGACAGGGATGCATCCATGCACGTGGAGAGAACGTATTCTCAATACCCACGCGATTCCCAATCTTATTCATGGCAAGACGGGGAAGTGGAAGCGTCAATCCAGCAGATGCAGCGTTTACACGATTGGCACGAATCTCAGGAGTTGTGCTCCGCGAGAATCCCAACCATGTACCCGCGCTTGCATTGGAATGGTGATACGGAACACCAAACAATGCAGGCAGTGATGCGGGTGCTGAGATACCGTTGGTAACGAGCTTGTCACCAGCGACAACACCAGCAATCTGTGGAGTCAAGTTGATTACCTTGTTCTCCACATCCCACAACGTGATAGTTGCACTACCACGATTCACTGCAAGTGCAGCGTCAAATACCTGTACGGTCTGACCGAATCGTACAAGACGCGCACCGAATCCGTCAGTAGTCAATGTAATGACGTTGCTGCCACCCGCAGGGGTATCAGTAGTCACAACACCAACCACACCATCACCAGTCTGCATCATCTGACTATCCAACTGACGACGCATCTCATCGAGTGCCGTAGCAGTCAGACGACGTACAGAATTGACGATGGCTTTACGCGCATCATCAGTAGCCCACTGAGTCAACTTGGTGTACTCAATGTTTTCACTCAGGAAAACACAGTTGAGTACAGCCTTGTCAAACGTAGGCCCACCACCTCGTCCCAAATCTCCACCATCAGGGTTGAAATACTGGAACGAACCACCGGGACGCAATTCCAATGGAACACGCATCTGGCGATGTGAAATCTTTTCAACATCGCGCTTCTTGATGTTCGCATAGAATTTGTCGTCCCTCTCGAACAGCACTCGAACCTTTGGAATTACCTTTTCCAATTCGAGGGCTGCTACTTGAGATTCAACAACAGCCATGATGTTTACTCCTAGTCCTTCATCAGCACGTCCAATGTAGACATACCTTTTGGTATATCTGACGGTTTACGGATTTTTCCACTTGAAGGGGCTGTGGACCGGCCAGGAGTAATTGGACCTTTTTTAGAGGTCGGTGTTTCGTCGTCAATTTCTTCACGATTAGAACGTCCTCTCAAAGCATCATTTCGTGCCTTTTTTATTACGCTAGGCAACAGCGTCTTTGCTTTAGAGAGGTATGCAGCTTTTATCTTATCAGTAGTGGTCTTATCGAAACCACTTTCAAAAGCCTTTTCCCACAGTTTATCCAGTAGACTACGGAAGCGCATATCTTTCGCCAGTAGGTCTTCCAAGTTATTGAAAGCCTCTTGCGTTGCGTGCTGCTTCACGTAATCTGTCATCGTTCCACGAGGGTCAATATGACCATCTATCGTGGATTTCAGGACATTATCAGCTTTAGTCTGTAAATCATCCTTTACAGACGTAAACTGACTCATCATCCTGTTGTTTTCTTGCTGCTGAAATTCATACTCTCTCCGCTGTTCCTCAGGTCTTACCTGACGTGACAACGGATGGTGAGGCTGGAAATTCTGTGAGCCAAATACAAACTGATTCAATACGTTCGCAGCAGCTTGTAATGGCGCACCTTGCTCACCTAGAGCGCGTCCTTCTCTTACCATCGTAACAATGGTGTCCTTGATTACACCACTGAGTACGTGATAATATGCCTGCTGGTCTACTGCCCGCAGCGTTGGCAAGTAGTTGTCAGCAATCCTATTGAATATCTCTTGGTTCTCTTGCTTTGCAGCGGATAGAATCGAACCAATATTTCCATTCATTACCTCACGTTCAGTGCGGTCCAGAATTGCAGCTTTATCTGCTGCTACCCGCGCATCCTGAATCGTAGGATATACTTCTGTAAACTGTTGTTCTCTGTAGTATGCCTTTTCGAGATACGGAAAATCCTTAAACAGTTTAGGATATTTTGTTAGTATCTCCTTACGGCGTACAGGAGTAATTAATTCGTCGATGTCTTCTTCTGTTGGCGCTTCAAGTTCTTTTTCAATTTCTTTAAGTTCATCGCCTTCTTCTTCCTCTCCTGTTGTCTTATCTTCGCTTTCCTCATCTTCTTCACCTTCTTTCTTTTCAGTTTTTGGAAGGTCTAATACTTCAGGTTCTTCTTCTGCATTCAGAAGTTCAAATGTTTCTGTCTCCTCTGGTGCTGTAGCACCACCGGAGCCGCCAGAATCAGGAGCAGCGTACAACTTATTGAACAACAGGTTCATATTCACCCTCTTGTAATGGCTCCCCAGTACTCTGAGGAGGTGGACCAGCTTGTTGTTGCTCTTGTGGTGGCCCCGCTGGTGGAGGCATCATACCGCCCTGTGCCATCATTTGTTTCTGCATCTCCTGCATCTGTTTCTGCATATCCATATCTTTATGCATCTTCATGTGCAAGAGTACATTTTCATATCCCGGAGGATTTTCTAGTTTGCACAATCTACCTGCATCAGATACCAACCATCGTCTATCAATATCTGCTGCAAGTAAATGATTATCCACCTCAAAATCTGGTTCAATACTTGGGACACGCACAGGTGGAGGTGGCGGCATACCTGCCATCATAGCCTGTTGCATCATCATTGGGTCAGGTGGCATTTCAATTGGTTCAGAGTTTATGAGAAGTTGAATTTCTTCGTATTCCTTCTGTCTGTCATCTTCTCCTGGAATGATGTAGTCATTTAGACCAATTGCGCGTTTGATGTATGGCAAGTTCTCAGGTGATGCGAGAGTAGCTGTAATACCCTCATTATTCAACTGGAACAATTCCATGATTGCGTCTTTTTGCTGGTTCCACGTAATCGGAAGATTCTCGTTAGCCTCAATTTCAACAGAACCAATCTTACCCTGAAGTTCAGCCATACGGATGAATACGTTGACAAAGTTTCCAAACTCGTCTTTTTTGACTTGTTTTTCGTCATCCTTCATCTCTTTGATATACATCGGGATGACTTTGCCAAATATATTCTTCCACCACAACAACAACATCTTCCAAGTGCCTTGCAATCTTTGCAAAGCCTGAGCACGACTCATTGAGTATTCTGATGCTGTTCTGCTACCTGCTGTCTGCCCACCAAACAATGAAGGTAAGGCTCCCGAAACCAATTGACCGATTTCTTGGACTTTTTGCGCGAACGGTAGCACTTCTTGTGATAATGTCGCTGTTTTAACTTCATAAAATCCATCACTTAATGGTTTACCACTCTTTGGGGTGGCGGGATATATACCTCCGGGTATAACCTCTGACTGTCTGTAGGCATTGAAGTTGAGAACTTTAGGGTCTGCAAACGTCT